AGTATGTTGCTTGGCTCACACCAGCTGGAGCTGATTGACGATAGTTGCGAACTGTAAGATCTACATAGTTCTGTTTAAATTGTTTTACGTTAAATGTGCTACGACGTGTGTTCCATAACAATATACCTTTTGGATATAGTGCAGGATCTGGAGCATCTGGATCTAAGTAGTTACTTGATAGTAACGCTTTGATTGTTCCTGAAGGTGGAGTAGTAGATGTTCCGCCGTCTATACCAGCACGGGCGTCAGCAAACAACCAACCATTCGGTGTTGATTGATCTGTAACATCTTGTTTAACCCAACGCTTGCCAGCTGGCAATGTAGAATTGTATACGTATATATTTCGACCGTACATATCCACATCACTAGTGTCAACCCAAATATCACCTGTTACTAACGGACTGCCGTCACTTTGACCAGTTGTATCATCAGGCATTGTTGCGCTAATGATAGGGCCAGCTGGATCTGTCGTAACAAATACGTTATTGTAACCTACCCATGTAGTACCGTTATGATATAAAATGTCTACCTCATCTACTACGCTACTATACCACAAGGTACCATCTTCCGGAGTAGTAGCAGGTTCCATGCTAGTAGCCTCATAGGCTAATGGTTTCCAATTTGTTGCAATGAAAGTATATGCGACATTAGACGGACTTGTTGTGTAATAATCGCTACTTGGTGCAGCATATAAATTTGGAGTACCAGTATTCAACACAACATTGTATGCTGAAAAACCTAAAGTAGACAACGGTGTTAAATTACCGTCAAATAATTCAAATTGACCACCTGCTGAGTGTGTCATAGTTAAAATATTAGTTGAGTCATCCCATGTTGCACTAACGTATGTTAAACCTTGTGCAGCCAATGCTCCTGGAACTAAAGAACCCAATTTTGTACCGTTAGCACCAGTACTAATTGTAACGGTTTTCATGGTTGCCCATACGTTAGTTAAATTACTTTCTCTAATATTGAAAACATAGTTAGTGCCAGAACTAGCAAGAGTTGAAGTCGGCAAGCCGGCTACAGTAGTTGCACCAGCTGATGCTTTCCTCCAAATTTTGAAACTAGCTGTGTCAAGTGCATTATGTGAAGGATTTGATTCAATAAACAATGTTCCTGGTAGAATAGCTTTTCCACCAGTTTTATCAAGTGTGTATGTAGCAGTTTTAATACTATCATATATAGGTGCAGCTACGCTAACCCAAGACTGGCTTCCACTGTTATATAATTTTACTTTCCAATTTGCTCCATTTGCAGGAGTAGTTGTAGTGATCCAAACGCTGCCGGATGGAGTAGCATTTGTATATGATGGATAGGTATAGTGTGGACTTGCAGTAACTTGTCTGTCGCTATTTGGACCAAAGCCATCTTGTACAACAGTCCATACAGTTGCTGATTGTTTATAGTATAGTTGATTTGCATTGGTATTAGTAACAACCATGCAATAATCGCCCTGTATGCCAACTGACGAAGCAGGTGCAGCTACATTAAAATAGTTTGCAGGACTTGTATCGTCTAACACGATAGGAGTTTTAGTAGTAAAACTAGTTGTGCTAGAATTCCATTCTTGTACACCATAAACGCTGGATGCAGTATCGACCCAATAAGTACCGCCTACTGGCATGCCTTCAGGTTCGCTGCTTGTAGGAACCATGTTTGCTAGATCTAAATCTGCACGTACTATATATGCACGTGAACTTACGCCTAATGAACTGTATGCGGCTTGTAGTCCGTATTCGTTTAACTCATTACCATGTAATGGATTACTACTATGATCAGTATAGAACAATGGCGTACCAAATGTATCTGTTAGATCTCTCTGGCTAGTAATTAACCAGACTTTGCCTGCATTGGCGGCGGTTGTACCTTGTGCGACTGTGCCGCTAGGATTGATTTTATCTTGTGCCGACGTTACAAATATTAACGGCACCGTACCTGGTGCAGATGGAGTATAAAAACTCTCGTCGATTACGTTTACTTGTACGCCTGGTGATTGCAATGTTGCCATTCTACTGTCTCCTATATGGATTACTCAATATATTTAGCAGTCTTGATGAAAAAAAGCCTGTTGATAAATAGGAAAAAGGGGACAAAAAGGGCGCGGTATGAGAAATTTATGTAAAATATGTAAACAGAGACCGGTTGCTATAAACTACTACAAGGAAGGAAAAACTTTCTATAGGTCCAAGTGCGATCACTGCGCAGGTCAGCGACAAGATGGAACACCGTTGTGGCACAAGGCAGGCTACAAAAAGAAAACCACATGTGATAAATGTGGCTTTACTTCTAAATATCTAGAACAGTTTAGTGTGTTCTATGTTGACGGTAATCCCGCTAATTGCAGATATACAAATTTAAAAACAGTCTGCGCTAATTGCCAATGCATTTTACATAGATTAAAATTGCCCTGGAAACAAGGCGACCTAACTCCGGATTTTTAAACCAGATCAAGCGCAATTCTGGTAGCGAAAGGTAGATCAGGTTTAGCTAACAACACATTATTAATTTGCTCGCATAACTTGTCTATAGTTGAGTCGTTAGATACAACAAAATCAATGTGGTCGCCTACCCATGCTGTTTCACTTGCGTGAATATTATTTTCTTTAAGCCATTCAATTGCTGATTCAGTTCCACGGTTTGCCTGTATTGCAATATCGTACCAATGAGGTTTAACTCCGCGTTCTATGCATATAATTAGACCGCCCTGTTTTTTAATTGCTGCTATTTCATTAGGAAATCTTACATCACTAATAACAATATTATCAGTGGTATTACGTAGTTTATTTTCTACACTAGCAATCCATATATCATCATGGAAACCATGTCTGCATACTTCTGTGCCCCAATATTGCAGTATCCATCGAGGAGTTAGATTAGGCATATTCAGTCGCTCTGCCCACCACGGATCAACTTTTTCTCGCCATTCCCGAGCTTCCTTTGTACGCCCTTCTAGCAAGATTCTATCCCATCCAAATACAGCAGCAACAGCATCTTTAAGTGTGTTGGCAAAACTGTCACGCCTAAATTCGTGTGTATTCACCAAATAATCTGCGGCGGTATCTTTTCCGCTACCTATAAATCCCACAAATCCAATTATTGTATTTTTAGTCATTATGCTAACCTAATTTAATGTAAATTATGATAACATATTTTTTTTATATTATCAAATATTTTTTTACCGATTAGTATCTGCGATTACATCTTCGACAAAACGCATAGTATCGTAATGATATACTTTGGTATTTGCTACATGATGTGTCTGCGGATTATTTAAACTAATCCAATCTTCAAAAACCCATCTATATTCTCTAGTCCCGGGCCATTTATGCTCAACACTATATTTTGACGAATCAATAGGTTCTGGTAATGTCTTGATATAACTAGATTTTGCCCACCAAACGTTACCACTAACAGTTAATTTTGAAATATCCTTAACACCGATTAACTCAGTGTCAGTGGTTTGTAATATATCAACGCATTGCTTCCACTGATCAACAGAATAATAATCTAAAATTTCTCTCCAACAGTTGTTAAAAATCGTAGGATGACCTATACCTTTACTATGAGTGTATAACACTATAGTGTCGTCATCTAATAAACATCTATTATATAAAAATTTTAAAGTCTGGCCTTCGTATATATTAGTGGGTTCTGAGGTGTCGCGGACATCAAGAATGTTAATAAAAGGATATCTGTTATTAATATACGCTTTTAGATCTTTTCCAAAATTACCAAAGTCTAAATATATAGGCATAGTAATGCACATATTAACTTTAGCAACATTTATTAATCCCGAAGATTTTAATCGGGCAACATGATCATCTATCCACCAAACAGATAGCGCACGTCTTTCGTCTGGTGGGATGTATAAGTGATAAAATATTTCAATATTCATACAATAAAATTATATTATACTATAATTTATCGTATATTATATTGATGTTAACCGATTACGAAAGTTAACGGAGTTCCACCGTCTTTGTAGTTAACTAGATCAAGCTCTAGCATTTCAATTTCAGCTTTACCTTCAGCCTTGAGAGATGCACCATTTAATTGTGTGGTACCTGATGGGGCAGCGATACTGCCAAACTTTTCACGTGCTTCGCCTAGCATTAGTTTAGCAGTTGCTAATGAATAATCTTTCAACCATTGATTAGCAAATGGATCTTGCAATAGATTAAAATCTGGTCTATAGTTAAACAACCATAGCATTACTTCTTCCTCACCTCGAGGACGTTGGAATAATGTTAATTTTTTAGTAGTTTTATTAAATGTAAAATTAATATCACTACCAAACATTTTACCTACTTGTTTTTGGTAACTGGCAAATGCGTAATATGTAGCTAGACCGCCCATGTTTGAACTTGCCAACAAATACGTATTTGAATATGCAAGATTAAACGGTTCAGTAATTGAGCCGCCCATGCCGCCTCCACTTCTGCTGCCAATATTACGTCTATAAATTTGTCGAACATTGGTAACTTCTTGAGGTAAGATATAATCGTTTTGATCAGCAACCATGGTTAAAAACCCAAAACTTTCTTCTACAGCATTACTACTGCGTTGGCGGAATTTGTTTAATGCTCGGTCAATGGCAATATTATAGTGGGCAGGATCTAACTCCACATCAACCATGCCATCACCTAACATGAGTTTGCAGTAATCTATTACTTTTTGGCGTTCGTTTTCATTTTCGGTCATAATGATATTTATCTAAAATTTAGGATTTAAAATATTGTTCAGTACTTAATGTAGCTAAGTTGATATATTGTTGCTTAAAGTTTAAACTTTGATAAATTTTTTGGTTGTAAATTACCATTTCCTGCCACCTATCAAAATATTGTTTTTTATCTGAATAAATCCATTCAACTAATATTTGATGAAATCTGCTAAATCGTTCTACAGGATCTAAAATATCGTCATATTCTATATTCAAAAAGTCAACAAGAAAACCCCATTCCTGTAGTTTAGCCATCAAACTAGGTTGACCTAGTATCATTACTGGATGGCCAACTGCTAAAGGTCGCAAAGATTTTTCTGTAATAAACAGTCCAGTATCTTTAAAATGGCTTTCTGTACTAATAGTAAGCAGTGAGTTGCTAAAATTATCTAAATTTATAGCATTTCCTAGACTAGACGCATGTAGATTGTTTACATCAAGTTGTTTTGGATAATTTTCAAACAGCATTCTGCGATACGAGACATAGTGGCAATTAACATAAGTAGGAAACAATGTATATCTTTCTTGCGGAAAATATGATCCGCCTGATACTAATCCCATTGATAGTATATTATGATAAACTAACATATATAAATGGTCAGTTCTGTGCGGACGATGTGCTCTATTAAGACTGTTAAACAAATACGGAGCATCTTTATTAAACACAGGAGCAGTTGGTAATTCCCATTGCGAGCCATCCCATTCAACTCCGTCGTCTATAAACTCTATCCAAGGTATTTCATTATTATCTTTGCACCAATCTACATAGTGCATCTTAGCATTAAGATCACCGCTTACTATTATAACACTGTATCTAGGCAAATTATGATCATGTATTGAACGGGTTAATGATGAAAATGAATCTGCTATGTCATTGACAAAACTAGTTCCTTCTATGATTGCTATTATGAATATTCTTAGCTTACGTTCTTGCACGCCTGTGATTACATGGGTGGGAATATGATCAAAAATGTTAATAGAACCAGGTATAGAGTCTTGTTGATTTGCCCATAAATGAGTATGCGTACTAACTTCAACGGGCCATAATCCGGGTTCTGAATAATCAGTGCTAACTATGCTTGTTAAAGGTAAAATTTTACGGAATAATTCTTCTTGAGTTCTTACTGATTTAATTTGTGGAATGTGTCCTAAATTAACTGATGATTCATTATCAAAGTACGCTTTCATTAAAACCCCTGAAATCTAATAACAATATTTACCTGATAAATACAACACTATGCCAAGACTTTCAATGTACCGCCCCGAAAAGGGCAACGATTTTAGATTTTTAGACCGTGCTATTAACGAAGAATTTCAGGTGGGTGGCACTGATGTTTATCTACACAAATATTTAGGTGTAGTTGATCCTCTTGAGGGAGAGAGCTCCCCTAGCAAACCTGCTAATGTCAGCGAAAAAGGTGTTCTTGGAATACAAGATGTATTGTTCATGGAAAACCGAGATCGTCATTATGATCCCGATGTATATGTTATTAGAGGGATATACACCCTGAGCGACTTAGACTTTAATCTAAGTCAATTTGGATTATTCCTAAATAACGATAATATTATGATAACGTTCCATCTTAGAGGAACATTTGAATCAATAGGTAGAAAAATTGTAGCAGGAGATGTCATTGAACTGCCGCATCAAAAGGATGAATATGCATTAGATGAAGATGCATTGGTTGCATTAAAAAGATTTTATGTTGTATCAGAAGTTACAAGACCTGCAAGCGGATATAGTCAAACATGGTATCCTCATTTAATTCGTGCAAAATGTAGTCCACTAGTTGATACTCAAGAATTTAAAGAAATTCTCGATGCAGATAGCGGAGCAGGTGATAACAGTACACTAAGAGATTTGCTATCAACATATCAAAAAAATATAGACATTAACGATCAAGTTATTGCACAGGCAAGAGAAGATGCAAAACTCAGCGGATATGAAACTAGACAATTTTATGTAATACCAAAAGCGGACGGTGGATTATCTCAGATTGACGATGTATCAAACGACCAAATTGATATATCTTCAACATTAACTAATGCAAGTGCTATATTAGCAAGTCCTACTAAAAACTATTATGTAGGTTATCTAACAGGTGATGGAATTCCACCTGATGGAGCTCCTTATAGTTTTGGAATTTCTTTTCCTGTAGGTCCGTTAGACGGCCAATTCTTTCTAAGGACAGATTATTTGCCTAATAGATTATATAGATATGACGGTAAGCATTGGATTAAATACGAAGATAACGTAAGAATGACCACTAGTACATTAGGAGAAACACAAACTAATGACCCATTACTAGTACGTAGAAAATTAAAAGCAAGTTTTGTTAATAATACAACAACCGCAACTATAGGTGGACAAGTTGTTCAAGAACGTCAAGCATTGAGTCAGGTATTAAAACCTAAAGCAGATAACTAAGAAGAATTAAAATGGATTATTTTTATGATGGTCAGGTACGCAGATACGTGACTCAGTTTATTCAAATTTTAAGCAATTTTGCTTACAAAGATGCTAAAGGGCAATTAGTACGTGTACCTGTTCGCTACGGAGATATGACTAGACAAGTTGGTCAACTACTTAAAAAGAACAGTGAAAATACTATACCTAGTGCGCCATTCATTGCATGTTATATTAAAGATTTACAATACGATTTAACTAGGCTGCAAGATCCTACATTTATC